AACTAAAGTTCTCATTTGGTGTATTATTTTTGCATCACTTGGAAACTTATACAATTTAGCATAATTATATGCTAAATGTAATTAAATGATGTGCCAGTAAAATTAGTGTCCTTTTTGGATAAGATTTGTTACATTTGGGGTTTTATGTCAAGGATTTTTCCTATAATAAGGGAGTCCAAACGAATTTAACTCAATGCCAGTTGCAAAGTCTACTTCAAAAGCAAGACGCACTCGCACAACAGCAATTAAGTCACCCGCAAAGTCAGCAACAACTAAGCGAGTAAATAAGACAAGATCTCGTAAGGTTGCAATGACTGAAACACCAAAGGCAGAAACATTGAACATCAATGTTCCCGAAGTGGCAAAAGTTGAGACTAAGACTATTACTAAGTCTCTCCTCAAAGACTATCCTAGAGATGGATTTGCCCTCTTCTTACTCCCACTCTTATTACTAGAAGCAGGAGTCAAAGAAGTCCTTAAGTTAGCAGGGACACTTAAATAACTGACACACAAGACCCCGCAAGGGGTCTTTTTTTATGGTATATTAACATTGTAAGCAATTTTATTATGTTTCCTTCTAAATTGGTTGAAGCAGTTGAATATTTAAACTCATTAACTATTGAAGTTAGTGAGAACCATGAAGATGGAAGGGTTAATAGTATTGATGATGAAGACACAGTTATTGATCTTCTTATTGAAAAATATGGTGATAATGTAGAGAAACCACCTGCAAGATGTTGGTGGGATCTTAAATTATTTGGTTATCCTCTTAATTTTAAATCATCTAAGTTTGGAAGTGCTGCTGATAACTTCTCATCGAAAGCAGCAATATTATATGCACTGACTAATATCCCAGAAGAAGAAGTTACATGTAGTTCGTGGAAACAATTCCAGAATAAATTGAAGGAGAATTCTTCACAACAAACACCAAGAGATTATTATATAATTGTTCTTAATAAAGTAACTGGTGTAGTATATCTTCAGTCACTTAAATCATTGAATAAATTAACATCTAATGGTAATAATTTACCATTTCAGATTAAGTGGAAAGATAATGTATTTCCTGTAGAGCGTACCTATTTACAATCGTATGATTTTCTGATAGAATGTTACAAGGAATCAGTTCACAAGAAAATATCATCACATGATGGATTTGAAGAATTATGATCTACAATTAGGGGATTGTTTGGAACTTATGAAAGAGATTCCAGATGAATCTATTGATTTTATATGTTGTGATCCTCCTTATGGGACTACATCAATTAAATGGGATTCTGTCCTTGATTTTAATAAGATGTGGGAACAATATGGTAGAATTATTAAACCTAAAGGTATAATATGTTTATTTGGTTCTCAACCATTTTCAGCACAATTAATATGTTCTAAGTTAAAATGGTTCAGGTATGAGTTAGTTTGGAATAAGAATAAATGTGGTTCTCCTGGTCTTGCTAAGTATAGACCAATGAAAACACATGAGAATATATTAATATTCTATAAAAATGCTGGTGGAACATATAATCCACAAATGGAGAAGGGAGAACCATTTAAGCGTGAAAGTAAGAACCCTGAAGGATATGTTAGCAAGAGAAATGACCACGGTTATGGTCTTAAACCTGTAAAAGGATTTGAGAATAAAGGAACACGTTATCCTAAATCAATTGTTAACATCTCCAGAGATTTCTCTGCTCAACAACAAGTACATCCTACACAAAAACCAGTTCCTTTAATGGAATGGTTAATTAAAACTTATTCTAATGAAGGTGATACTGTATTAGATAATTGTATGGGTTCAGGTTCAACTGGTATTGCAGCAGTTAAATTGAAACGTAAGTTTATAGGTATTGACAATAACGCAGAATATATGCTAATATGTAAGGAAAGAATCGATTCCATTCCAATAGACATCACTACATTATGACTAATAACATACAAGAAGTTAAAAGCATTTAATGTACAACCAGTTTAAGAACTGTCACACTAAAACCCCATTAGGGGTTTTTTTGTTGTATTGTACATTTAGTTAGAAAATTTTAATGAACTTACGTCCACATCAGGCACGTATAATAGAAACTATGAAGCGTCAAGATAAGGGTCAAATCCTTGTCCCTACTGGCGGTGGTAAGACTTTATGTATGATTAAGGATGCAGAATCACAGTTTAATAGTTGCAACTGGGGCATAATTAACAAGCAATGTGATAGAAAGACCATTGTAATTGTAGCACCACGTATACTATTAACACAGCAATTATGTGAGGACTTTGTATCAACATTAAATGTACATCCTATGCTTCAGTATAAAGTATTGCATGTACATTCTGGCAATACTTCATACGATACTACTACAAATGCAAATAGAATAGGTAATTGGTGTGATGAGAATTACAGATTTAATAAGTTAATCTTCACCACATATCATTCCTTAATTCGTATCATGCAGTCAAAGATTGATGTTGATACAGTATACTTTGATGAAGCACATAACGCTTGTGGGAAATCATTTAGTGCAGGAGTTGTGTTCTTTGGTGCATACTCTCCTAGAGTATATTTCTTTACTGCTACACCTAAACACACTACAAATAAGTATAAGTTAGGTATGAACAATACCAACATATTTGGTGAGGTTATATGTCAAGTACCTGCACCTGAATTGGTAGAGAATGGATATATTTTACCACCCAAATTACAAGTCACGCAGTTAGATAAGAGAGATATTGATAAACCAGATAGACACTTTTATGAAGAAGATGCAGACATAATATTATCACATTTAGATAAACATAATGTGAATAAACTATTAGTTTGTGCCAGGAAAACATCACAGATAACTAATATTATAAGTCAGAGTAAGTTAGTAACAGAATTATATGGAAGAGGATTTAATTGGATGTATATTACTGCACGAACTGGAGCAGTTATTAATGGACATAAAGTTAGTAGGCAAACTTTCTTTAAAACCATAAACAAATGGGGTCGAGATGATACTAAATTCGTGGTGATTCATCATAGTATATTAAGTGAAGGAATTAATGTTATTGGTCTTGAATCAGCACTATTTCTTAGAAGTATGAACTATATTGATATTTCACAGACTATAGGACGTGTAATTAGGAAGGGAAAACCCGAAAAGGTTTTTGGTCTAGTATGCGTACCAGTCTATGATAAGGTTGGCATTTCTACTGCTAAAAAAGTTAGTGCTGTAATTGATACTACTTTCTATAAGGGAGAACCAGCAGTTTCGTGTGCCACTCGTTAAAGTGTCCACTATTTCCCCCATTACTCCTAATATCGGTTATATTAGGTACATGGGAAACAAAAGCGGTTTTTTTCTAGTCTGACAATTCCATTTTTGGTGAGAAGCAGACACATGATGAAAGAGTAATGCACTGTCCCCGCCTTTTGTTTCTCTCACCAATACGAGGCAGTGTAAGAGCATACCTTCGGGCGGACTCTGCAACGCACCTAAGTCCTCGTTCACTTTTTCTTTATACTCAGGAGGTTAAATGGTCCGTTCAGTATCAACAATTGAACTCATTGAGGATGAAAGATTAACAACTTCTCAATTAGTTGAGAAAAGATCTGTTGCTTTAATTAAAGCATTAGAAGAGAATTATGATAGAAGTTATCCTAATTCACATGATCCTAAGCAATTTAAGTTAGAATTAGGACGCAAATACTGGAAGATTAATGAAACTAATGGCGGAGTACATGCTTTCATTGATAGAAACAATGGAAACGTATTTAAACCAGCAAGTTATAAATCACCAGCAAAACACGTAAGGTATAATTTGTTAGATGAATCATCATTTAATAATTGTATATCAAATGCAGATTGGTGCGGTAGTTATCTATACTTAAGATAACAAATTACAGTCCTGAGTATGACTCTAAACTGCTCAAGTGTACACCTCATTCTTATTATCATGGCATTTCAATCACAAGACAACGATCTACTATTTGCATTAGAAAATGCAGACAATGGTAATCAATTACTAGACGCAATTGATGCTTATGTTGACGGTCAAGTACAGGAGGTTGAATAATAACAAATGACACACATTGCCAAAATTCGATATATTGATGAGCAAAATCGTTCTCATTTCATAGAAATAGAGAGTGATGTTGCAGATCGAAGACATATTGAAGAGTTGGTGAGATGTCGCTACCCTGCTAAGGAAATATACTTCCAAAGCGTACAGGTTAGGTGACGCACTCAACCAGTTCACAAAGTGGCACACTAAACCCCCATTTGGGGGTTTTTTCGTGTATATTAGAAGAGTAGAGAAATTATGAAAATTATGCAAACCACTTCAAACACTCAAGCGATCAAAGAGTTTTTCACTGATGCTGAATGGGATGCCATCGACTCTGCACTTGCTGACTATCAAGACTATGGCGAGCGTGAAGCAGAATTGATGAACTCAATTGGTAACAAGATGTATCAACTCTTTAGTCCAAAATTCCAGGATGAGAATCGTCATCCTGACTCTGGTGCTAACTGATTAGCACCTTTTTTCTGTTCACTTTTATTATGCAATCTTTATGAAAAATTTACACATCACACACCCTGAAGATTATACTTTCGACGGCAAATTAGCAGTACAGAATGTTATTGGAATCATGAGATCTGTAATGGATGATTTCAATCGAGAAGATAATGTTGTGTCTGTTAAGTATGATGGCGCACCTGCAATCGTGTTCGGCACAGATAAAACAAATGGTAGGTTCTTTGTAGGCACTAAATCAGTATTTAATAAAGGAATTAAGAAGATATGTTATACAAATGACTGCATCGATTATTATTACTCAGGCAAGGATAATCTACGCAATATATTAAAACTTTGCCTTAAGTATTTGCCTAGAGTTGCTGGTGTTTATCAAGCAGATTATATTGGTGAATGTAATACTGCTGGTAATAATATTGGTTGTCAAGTATTCACACCTAATACAATAACATATAAGTTCGATAAAGCACCAATTGAGAATATTATTTTAGCAGTACATACTCAGTATGTTGGTGATAACTTTGATGATATGATTGCAGTACCTCAATCATCACTAACTCTACCTGGATTAAATGTTAAATGGGTAGATGCAACAGTTGATTATAACGAAGAGCGTATAATTGAAGAAGCATTTAAATATTCTATCAGTGCAGTCATTGACCAATTAGAGATAATGAATGATGACGATTTCCCCGTCTTTAAGACTAAAACAGCAAAGACACAGTTAATGAGACTTATCAACACATATATTCGTGAGGGAAGAATACTTAATGCAGAGGATTTAAGCAAAGAAACTGGTATTAACTTCAGAGTATTTGAACTCTATGAGTTAATAGCAAATGCAAAAGAAATCCTTATTAATAGATTCTTACCTTGTGAAAGTGTTGAGTGTTTTGTTAACAATCGACCTGCTAATCATGAGGGTATTGTTATACATCATTGTGAAATTGCATCCCACGATGTAATTAAATTAGTGAGAAGGTATGAGTTCTCACGTGCTAATTTTAGCAACCAGAAGTTTCAAAAAAGACCAGTTGGGGTCAGTTGACAAAGTGGCACAACAAATGTTGAAAGCACCCTGAAATCGTGTATTATAAGAGAGTACCAAACCAAGAGCGCATTTAAATGCAACTCACACCCATTAAATCCAACCAGACCTTAGTGACCTTTTCAGACGGCACTGAGGTCTTTTTTAGTTACAGAACCCCAGTGGCAGCATACTTGCCAGAGAAAGGTTATGTAAAAACAGAGAAATATTACTCTGTGACTACATCTAAGCACATTAATTCTTGGTTACCAACCAAAGATGTACCAGAAGTAAGTGATACTTTCTTAGCACAATTAGCAGGAGATAATTAATAATGAACGCACTAGATTTTCTTTCCAATGTGTTATATGATTATTGCACATTACATAAGTTAGAGTATATTTCAGCAGATGAATTACTCTATGAAAGTAATAATCATCAAGATATGGAATGCTTTGATAAGTTAACATCAGAGCAAGAAGAATGGTTATCATGTTATATCACAACATGGGATCTAGTTAGTAACAGTGAGGTAATTTAATTATGACCACCTATGATGAAACAATGTACCAAGAACTTCTTGAGTACTATAACAATTTAAACCCTTATTTCCCTTCTTAATTATGTCACACAACACCACAATTCGCTACTGTTTCCCTAATACTCAAAAATACAGATTGATGTCCTTTAGTACATACGAACAGGCATTAAAATGTATTGAATTGTTTAAACAAATCGAAGTAAAAGCAGAGGTTAAATTATCATGAATTACACCCAAAAAGCAAATCCTAATGCAACAAATAGCGAGTTAGATGCAAAGAAAATAATAACACATACCTTCAGTAAGCACGAATTAGAGACTATTCTTTATAGTTTAGAAGGGTATATTCAGGGTAATGATGATATAGAATTAGTAGAGGAATTAGTCAATATTTGTTATAAGTTAGAAGCAAAATTAAATGTAGATCCATTAACACATAAGGTCACATATAATAGAGAAACAAATGAATATAAAGTGGAGGTTAAGTAATGACTAAATCTATCACATCACAACTAAGTGATGATGCAATTTATCAAATACTTGAGATAATTGCATCTGAAATTGATGATATTGATGATAAAGAATTATCAATTACTTTGGAGGGTTAAGTAATGACTAAGAGATTATTTGTTCCTTCACTAAGTGAATATGTAGAAGAAAACTTGCCACATTTAAAAAGAGTTAAGCGAGTTAATCGTTACACACGAGCAGGAAAGAATGGCAAGACAATTGAGTGTCCTAAGTGTAAAGAATCGGCACATGTTTATCATTTCTCATGGTCAGCAATTACATGCCAATCGTGCGAAGAAAGTATAAACAAAGAGGATTGGATTATACCAGTCTAATTAATACTATTTCTCGGTAATCTTCCGAGGCAGCGGATTTTTTTCTATACGAGATGCGCTGCGCCCATTATAAACAACTGTCCTACAATCACCTCAAACAAAATGTCAACAACTCCACAAGATTTGCACGATGAAGCAATTACTGTACTAGAGACAATTGAAGATTCTGTTGAATACTTATGCGATGATAATTGCTTGTCTGGTGAGAAAGTATGGGTGATGATTAGCGCACTATGTGATGCTAAACTCGCAGAATTCCCCCTGGAATATGACAACGAGGATTGACATATTGTGCGTTCTGATATATAATTTACATATGACCAATTGCCCTCGTTATGTATGAACCAGAAGTCAACGATTACGTCATTTGGAAGAGACCAAATACAGACAATATTGACGAGGGTTGGGTATACTTTAAAGGAGATAAATGCAGCAAGGATATTAACAACAACTGTCACCCAAGATACTTAACAATAGAGACAGGAATTAAACTAAAACCAGAGTGTGAAACTACAACCAAATTACAGATCAAAAAATGTAAATTAGAACACAAATATATCCATACATTGTTATTATGTTATGAACAAGATTGGTGTGATCTAAAGTATGTCAAATCAAGAAAAAATGCACACTCAACTGAATATTTTCGAAGGGCAATCTAATGCCCTTTTTAATAACAATCCAACGGCAAATTGGGACGGGTTAATTTATACTTTCTGTTACACCACTAAAGATAACATAGTGAATGGATTTTACTCTACATATTGTATAGATTCCTGGGGCAAATCTAACACTGTAATGTTAATGGAATTGTTCAAAGATTACAACTATACGATAACAGTTAGAGAGCATGATTACAAACCAGAAAGTAACAACAATTAAAACACGATTATCTGTGGAAAACTATCATTTTCTGTGGAAAAGTACGTAAATAAGTATTATAAATGGTTATTTAAATATAAAAGCGTTGTTTATATCGTTTTCCACAAGTGTGTGAATAAGTATTAAATAGTGTGGAAATTAGGGGTTGAATTGTTTATATTAATGTGCTTGTAATCGTCAGATCTTATAGTGATCTTAGCGAGCATAACATCGAACGGAGTTCTTGTCAACTACTCGCTACACGGTTTGTAACATATAGGTAGGATACAGTTGTTATAATATAGTGGTATTACGGTTTATAACACTGTAGGGGTTGCAATTATACCTGTAATAGGTTATAATTAGTATAGACAATCTATCGAAGAGTTATGTACACTAACTCAGAGTCTAATTTACGCAGAGTTCGTATTACTTTAGACTTCGAAGTTGATGGCAATTCTTTTAACCCACATCAGATCAATTATCACTCACTATTTGATATAAACTCTGATGAAGAGAAACTAACAGTAACTATCGAGGATTTGTCAGTCGATATTGATACTTTATGGGAGCAATCTTATGAGGATAGTATAAACAATTGAAATGCACAGTTCTTAACATTTAGATTGACAGATTGGCAGTCTTATGTTATAATCTGAAATGACAGTATGGCGTGATTCGTTGATATCGCCCCTCGCCGTGATTCGTTTTAAAAAAGTACCTAAGTCTAACCTACAAAAGTCTGCTTTTGACATATAAAATTTCTCGCTAATTTTTTCTATATAAAAAACCCCGCCTATATTTTTTTATGCATAGATTTTTTCGCCCCTGGGGATTTTATGAAGACCACTTTGAGGAAAGTGGATATAAGTTAAAGAGACTAATTGTAAATCCTAATAGTAAGTTATCGTTACAGTATCATTTTAAGAGATGTGAGCATTGGGTATGTGTAAAAGGATATGGTAAGATAGTATTAGGAGAGGATACTCTAAACGCCTACCCAGGAAAATACTTCTATATACCTACGAAGGTTAATCATCGTATCATGGCAGGAGACGATGGGTTAGTAATTATCGAGGTACAAGTAGGTGATGAATGTACAGAAGAAGACATTGTGCGTTTAGAAGATGATTATGACAGAGTATAGTTACCACATATATTCTAGGGATGAAGTCCTCTTTCACAATTTAAGTGAAGAGGATTTTAAATTAAAGTGGAATATGTTAACGTCTCTTGTTGGTACAGGTACAGCATTAGAGCATGGTGCAGATTTAAGTTTTGAGAAAGTTGCATCAGGCATAGGAGGACATAGAAGTTATGGATATAAAGAACCTGAAGGAAGTGATAGTTACTAATGTCACATAATCATATTGAAATATACGATAATTCTTTAAATTTAAAAGAATGCGAAGGTATCATAGACTATTTTGAACAATCAGAATATACAAAAAAAGGTCTTGTAGGACGTACTAATATTAATAAGGAATGGAAAGAGAGTACAGATCTACAGATGTGGTTTAATCGACAAGATTTATTACCTAATAAGATATTAGGAGATGCATTAAGAATAGGTTTAAAAAAATATACAGAGAAGTATCCAATGTTAGAGGATCTTTCATTATGGAATGTAGGACCAGATTATAATATTCAAAAGTATACTGAAGGCGAAGGATATTATGTTATGCATTGTGAACATGATGTACCTGATCTTAATAGAATTATGGCATGGATGTTTTATTTGAATGATGCAAAATGTGGTACTAGATTTTATTATCCTACAAGAGATGTAAAAGCAAAAAGGGGAAGATTAGTTATATGGCCTGCTAGTTGGACACATCCTCATTCTGGTATTACACCTAATAGAGGTATAAAATATATTGCTACTGGTTGGTTTTGTTTTGTATGAGTCTGCAAGATCATCTAGGTCCTAAGAAAGATTGGACTAAAAAAGAATGGTTAGAATATGCATGGGTGCAGAAACATAATCCTTGGATAAGTGATGAAGACCGTAATTATTGGAAAGATAAAATAAAAGAATTGGTTGACAATTAGCCTATATACGGTGTATAATGAATGTGATGAGTTAATTATTCATGGCAAAAGGATTTACTGTAAAAGCATCTGCTCCTAAGAAAAAGAAAGAAGCAGAGTGGGATATAGATGCTATTAAGGCTAGAATGAAAGGAAAGAAGATCGTCTTCTGTCTCCCAGGCAGAGGATGTTCTTTTGTCTTTTTAAAGGCATTCGTTCAACTCTGTTTCGATATGGTTCAAAATGGAATGAGTATCCAGATCAGTCAGGATTACTCTTCTATGGTAAACTTTGCACGTTGTAAGGTATTAGGTGCTAACGTATTACGTGGACCTGAACAATTACCTTGGGATGGTAAGTTAGAGTATGACTATCAATTGTGGATAGACTCTGACATCGTATTCTCTTCAGAAAAGTTCTGGCAGTTATGTGATCTTGCCGTTCCTGCTGAAGGTGACGAAAAGCGTATCACTGCTGGATGGTATGCTACTGAAGATGGTTCAACTACTTCTGTTGCACATTGGTTAGAAGAAGACGACTTCCGTAAGAACGGTGGCGTAATGAATCATGAAACAGTAGAGACTATTTCTAAGCGTAAAAAACCTTTCACCGTAGACTACACTGGTTTCGGTTGGGTCATGATTAAGAATGGTGTCTTCGAAGATAAG